ACTATACGTCAAAAATAGTATAAAGTTTTATATCTGCAATAAAATAATGTAATTTATATTCATTCTAAATAAGGATAGGTGCAAATTGTACCCATCCTGTAAAGGTAAAACATATAATCAAGGTAATTTTTACTTAATAATGTATTAGAGTAAAGGTAAAACATATAATTGAGGTCGCAAATTGCGACTGCAACCAACTTGGCGGAAATACCGACAGGTTAAAACCTTAAAACCTTTGCTATTATTAAGGTTATAGCTTTAAAAAGTCTAGTTTATTTTATAAAAAACGGGACATAATCTAAAGTGTTACTTTGGAATTACATGATAATCGGATTTATACCTATTATGTAAAGCATATCTTACAAAAGTATCGTTATTTGGAAACTTTATTTAGCATTATCTGTAAAGTAAAAAAGCAGCTGCGTGCTGGGTAGCTTACAACTGCTTTCTACACTATGGAACTATGCAAAGTTAATGTTTATATTTGAATTTCAAATACTCTATATAAGTTTTATTATTTATTTTATAGTGCTTTCTACAATCATTGCATAACATCCAATGATGGATAGTCCCTCCTGCAGTTACTACCTGTTTATTATATCTCACATTATAGTTAGTGCATTCAGGGCAGCAGAATTTCTCATCTCCCTCCATTACAGCATAATGAGTAGATGGAGTAGTGTAGGAATTGAGCTTATTGAATACAGCTTCAAGTACAGTGACATCCATTTTACAATATGCTACCATCTTATCCATTGCCTGCTGATCTTTCTTAAACACTATATCTTTCCACAAATCTAATCCCCCTGTATCCATCTTTTGACCTACTCCTAAATACTTAGCTATATAGTCTAGTTTATTTGAGTTAAAATTAAAGTACTTTCTAGCCCATTTAAGCGTGTCTATAGTCTTAGGTGAGGGCATAACATCAAGTCCATGTATTATGGCTCTTGTGCGTAGCCATTTAAGGTCAAATCTATCTCCATTATGAGCCACAATTTCATCAGCTTGAGCCATAACTTTAAGGAATGCTTTAATCATTGCCTTATCAGATTGCTTTTTATCCCATGTTAGGAATTGTACATCATCCTCTGACTCCCATTTATAGCAGATGCAGATAATAGCTCTCTCATGAATGATATCCCCTGGATTGATAGTGAGGTTATATCCTGATCTCCAAAATATACCGACATTGAATGATGTCTCAATGTCAAAAAACAGTCTTTTTCTTACCATAGATGGTGTAAACTTAGAACAAATATTTCTCCCTCGCAAATTTAAAGAGATATGACAGCAGTAAGCCTATGCCTACTCCCACAAATAATAGACTAAGATTGCCTCTAGTTCTAGGTCTTGTAGCCTTAGCTTTAGCTTTCTCAACTATCCTATCTTTGTAGATAGTTTTTACCTTTAGTCTATATTCTATTTTCTTATCTAGTCTAGTCTTAGGTACATAGACTGTATTATATTTTATGATAGTATCCTTAGTAGTTATAAACTTCTCCCATACTATGCTATCATGAATAATAACAGGGATAGAATCTAAAGTTGTGATCCTGATAGTATCACCTGTCTCTTCACAGGTATATCCTTTCTTAATTGCTTTATTAAGATGGTATTGTGCAGAGCAGCTGCTGAGTAGTAGTATTATGGCTAAGTATCTCATCATTCTTTTATTTCAAAGTGCATCCAATCGTAGTTTTTCTCTCTACCCAAAGATATAAATCCATGCTTATAGAATATATCTATCATAGCCTTATACTCAGTTCTTGCAAATCTTGCAGTTTTCGCTGATTCTTTGAGTAGATTTCTAGCAGGATCTAAGTCTATTGCTATTCCCCATGAGTGCATGGATAGTGCTGTACCTCCTCTCATTTTTCTATAGTTAAAGCATCCACCAAATAGGTCTATTCCTAACTCCTTAATCTTATCATATCCATAGGTAGCTAAAAGCTCATTGAATACAGCTGTAAAGTTATCAGCCACTAACTTATGGCACATCATAGTATTGACAGTGCTGTCTAAGTCCCAAGCTATTCGCATTGGATATGGTAGCTTAATCTTTACTAAGTAACCTGCACCTGTTACATTAGCAGTACCATATTTAGATGTAAGTTCCCATCTAGTCATTTCAGTTTGTTTAGGTCCTCTTTAATATCTTTAGCTCTAGCAAAAAGTAACTTCATTGATTGCCATAGGTCTATGCCTTTGACTACTTTATAATTCTCATTGATAGACATCACCTCTATACTAGCTAGGACCAATGCCACTACTTTAGTAAGCATGAATGGTACACTAAAGAATGTAAGAATGATATCATTTAGTATGAATTGGTCTATTAAAAAGAACATAATCACAGTAACTTCATAGAGTGCTAGCTTGCTGATTATAGATGAGAGCTTTCTGCTAGTTATTTTCTCCCCTATTTTATTAGCTTTCCAAATACCTGTGATAGTATCAATAGATATTAATACTCCAATCATTATAAGAATACCACTTATTGGTAAAAAGAATGCAAAGCATATAGAGATAAGTGTCAAAAGTTCTGACTGTATTGATATTAGTAGTAGTGATAGTTGTGCTTTCATTCCTGTCCCTCCATTTGTAATGCTAGAATAAAAGTAAGATATCCTATTATACTAGCTCCCATTAGCTTAAGATATAGAGCAGGCTCAAATAGTAATGATATGCCTGTTAAGTATCCTAAACTAAATACTATAATTGATAAGACTCCTGAGTGCTTCATATAATTAAGATTGAATTGTTATAGCCATTATTACCTGCACCTCCACATAGACCATTGCACTCAAGTAAGCCATTAGATAAACAGCTACAGCCATCAATCATAGGTCTAAGGTCAGTATCTCGGTTAGTTGTACCGGTGAAGATAGGATACAAAGCTCTATTCTTAAGTAAATATCTAATCAATCTCTGCTCAAAGAATGCAGCCTTTTGTGCATAGTGTTCCATACTGAATGCTATAGTACCTCTATCTACTGATGAGCTGTTATCTCCAAATTGAGTCTGTAGACCTTTATTCTTTAGCTGTAGAGATAGACCAAATACAGCATCTTCAGCAGCTCTCCATGCTATAATTGGCTGTATGAATGTTACTAGAGTCTCCTCATCAGGATCTAAAGTCTGATCATTGTACTTAGTTAGTAAGTCATTATAGAATGTAGTACCTAAGATAGGCATGATTCTTAGCTGAGCTTGAGTAGCTAGGTAAGGAGTAACATTATTTACATCTACATTAGCTGTGATGGGTGTGTTATTCTTTAGATATGTTTCTGTTATAAAGTATAGCATCAGATTATAGGTGTTTGTGTATCAGTTATAGGAGGCAAAGATGCTAAAGCTCTTATCTCATTCTTAGACATATTTTCTAGGACTTTAGCAGCTACTGCAGGATTCAATGTATTAAGTGCATCATTAGTCTTAGAGGTATCTCCCTCAAGCTCTACAATAGCCTCGTTAATTATCTGATAATTATTGATTTTGAAATCTGCATCTATCTTAGCTATGAATAGTAACTCATTAAAGATGTCAGCTACCTGGTCTCTTAGTGGCATTACTACATTTTTCTCAAATATCACATAAGCCTGCTTAATATCTGAGCCATTACCTAATGAGCCTGTAGTACGAATACCCATAAGTATAGGATCAATGGTGTGAGAGAAACAAATCTGCTCAGTGTTCAGCTGTGATGCCTCCTGAAATAGTTTATCATTACCATTTGTAGGCAGTGACTCTATCTTAGGTAGTTGGTCCGCTGAGTTTGCAAAAAATGCGACAGCTTTCCCACTGTTGGCCGCTCCTTTAAGCCTATCAATGGTATTCCTTATCATGTTTTTTTCCTCCTCAGACTGAGGTCTCTTAGGGAACATCATAGCAAAGGATGGAAAGATTGAGTTTTGAATATTACTTTTAGCAAAGTAGCTAAGTTCACCTGATAAGAAAGCAAAGTTAAGTGCTGAGGTGTACTGAGGTAATGGATAGAAATCCTGTCCAATACATTCTACCTCATATACAAATAACTGCTCATAATCTCTGCAGGTAGGAGTATATCTTTTAATCTCCTGTACTCCAATCCTACTAGCCCAATCGTCACAGATATAGTATCTCTTTCTATCTAAGTTTACTCTAAGTTTCTCAGGTGATAGATTGACTATCTTAGTGAGTTTCATTTTCTCATCAAAGCATAGCTTAAAATATACTCTATTGTGCAGTATTAGTTGCTGAGTTACTGCAGGTACTACCTTTTTTATGTTTAATTTTCTCTCTAATGTGTATAGCTCTAGCTTATCTTCAAGTGTTAGTCTATCTGCTACTATATTAAATCCACCTCCTACAGCTGCATTCACTTTATACCCTACAATAGAGCCATGTAATGGTGATGAGTAGAATATCTGATTGAGTAGCTCAGGAAATAGATTGTCCTGCCCAAATGGGATATATCCATTAGTCTGATGTCTACCATTTACATAAGGTAGAGTTAAGTTAGCACCTCCTACTTTAAGGAATGGAGTAGAGAATGATTGATATCCCTCTACTATTTCATGCTTTACTGTTTTAAAAAAATCTTTTAATGCCATAATTATTCATAAATTGATGATACTATTGGTCCTGATACTACCATCCTGCCCTCTTCAATCACAAACCCTGTAGAGTTAGCAATAGTTGGAGGTGTGGTACTTGACTCATAGATGCTGTATGTATACTGTCCTTTGACTAGTTCCAAATCTACAGGCTCATCTAGCTCAAACTGATTGAATCTTTCAGGATAAGCTGATAGATCAGCAGTGTAGAATGTAATAGGTGCAGACAGCTTGTCCATTTCATTCTGAAAAACAAATAAATAATAAGGAGTAGGCAGTGTACTTACCTCAGTGAGTGTAAGGATAATCTGATTGACCTCATCTTTTTTAATGTATATCATATAACTATATTATATTAAGGTCAAAAAA